CTCCACCAGGACCTCGGCCTGGCGGACGGAGAGCCGCTCGCGGCGGTTGGAGAGGAAGAGGGCCTGGGATTCCCCCAAGACGAGCTTCCGCTTCTTGAGGTAGGCGGCCAAGCGGGCGCGGGTTCTCGCGTTGAGGAAGACCTTGTGGGTCTCGCCCCCCTTGGCCGCCACGGTGACCTGCTTCTCGGCCACGTTCACGTCGGCCATATCCAGGCCGAGGACCTCCGAGACGCGGAGGCCGGTGTTGAGGATCAGGTCGAACAGGGTCGCGTCCCGCTCCGCCTTGGGGCCGCGGGCCTGGTCTATGGCTTTGACCAGGCGCCGCTTCTCCTGGGTGGTCAAGACGTCCGGCGCCGGGCGCCGGCGGTGCTTGAGGCGGATGGCCGCGGCGGGGTTGGCCTCGGCGAGGCCCGCCTCGTGCGCCCAGCGGAAGAACGCCTTGACGCTCGTCTTCACCTTGTCCACCGAGCCGGGCGCCTTGGGCGAGCCGTCAGGCTTGCGCGTGACGGCGGCGCCCGTCAGGAACCGGGCGATGGCGTCGGTCGTGATGGCCTCAAGTTCGGCCTCGTGGCCGACGGCTGTGGCCATCACCCCCAGATCGTGGAGGTAGCTTCCGATGGTGTGGCGTGAGCGGGCGTTGGCTTCGATCTGGGTGCGGAAGCACTCAATTGCCAGGCTGAGCTTCATCGGTCGCGGCCTCCGGCTCCTGGGTCTGCTGGTTGGCGGCCTGCTGCTTGCGGCGGCGCTTCGGCATGGCGTCCTGGGGGAAGGCGACGGCGGCGACGTGGCCCTGGGCCTGCGCCCACTCCAGGAGCATCCGCAGCACGCGGACGATCTGGTCGATGGTCGGCTTCGCCCGCTCCTTGCCGTTGGGCTTCTTGAGCAAGGCGTCGCTCTTGAGGAACCGGCCGACGTCGGCGGGCCGGAGCGTCTTGAGGGCCTTGGCCTCGCCGAAGAAGCCGGCGATGGCCTCGAGGGCCTTCCCATACGTCCTCACAGTGTGCGCGTTCTTCCCTGCCGTCCGCAGGTGCTCCAGGTACTGCGGTGCGGCGCCCTTCAGGGTCAACTGGCTGGGCATGGCGATCTCCTTTCGATCCGTTGTGCCCTGGCCTTCGCGGCGGCGGGCCGTCCCGCTGACGGCCCTTGTCCCGTCCGCTCGTGACACATAGGGGCATAGGTCGCCGCGAATAGCAAGGCGAAAAATGGGATTTCTTTCAGGGGCGTAGCCGTGGCTGTGGAACCGTGCAAAGCGAAGCGGAGGGATGGGAGCCCGTGCGGGGCGCCGGCCGTCGGGGGCGGCAGCCACTGCTACTGGCATGACCCGCACCGACGGGCCGCGCGGCTCGACGCGGCACGCCGCGGGGGGCGGGCGCGGGAGCCCGTGCTCTCCCCGGACGACAGGCAGGCCATCATCGAACGGCTCCAGGACCCCGTCCTCTGGGGCGAGCACTACCTCCGCAACCGCGACGGGTCGAAGCGCCGCTACTGGCCCCACCAGGTCGAGGACCTGCGGAGCGCCGAGAGGAACGTCATCCATCTCGACGGCCGCGACACGGGTAAGACGGTCGGTCTGAGCACGGACGCCCTCCACTTCGTCTTCACCACGCGCGGCAAGCAAGGGCTGATCGCCGCGCCCCACCAGGGACACCTCGACACGATCATCGAGGAGATCGAGCACCAGGTCCAGTCGTGCGCCGATCTGGGCGCGAGCGTGGGCCTCACTGCGCAGGGCAAGCCGAAGATTCAGAAGAAGCCCTACTACCGCATCGAGTTCAGCACCCGGTCCGTGCTCCATTTCCGCCCTGCGGGAGCCTACGGCGAGGCGTTCCGCTCGCTCCATGTCGAGCGCATCTGGGTGGACGAGGGCGCTTGGCTCTCCGAGACCGCGTGGCAGGCGCTCCGCCAGTGCCTGAAGGCGGGCGGGGTCCTCCGCATCTACTCGACGCCCAACGGCCTCCGCAGCACCACGTACTACCGTTTGACCCAGTCGCCCAACTGGCGGGTCTTCCGCTGGCCGAGCTGGCTGAACCCGGCCTGGAGCGCCGAGCGCGAGGCGGAACTCACCGAGTTCTACGGCGGCAAGGACACGGCCGGCTGGCAGCACGAGGTCGCCGGCGAGCACGGCAAGCCGAGCTACGGCGCCTTCAACGTCGAGTACCTCGAACGCTGCCAGGAGCCGATGGAAAGCTACAAGCCGGTCGTGATCACGGGCGAGACCCTCGCCTCCTGCGAAACGGAGGAGGACGTCTTCAGCCGCCTGGAGATGCTCCTGAACCTGGGGCCGCAGGACGGGACGTTCTGGGTCGGCGGGGACCTGGGCTACACCAACGACCCGACCGAGATCGTCGTGTTCCAGGAGGTCGAGGAGGAAGGCCGGCGCCGGGCGAAGCTCGTCCTCCGCATCCACATGGAGCACGTGGCCTACCCGCACATCGCGGTCGTCATCGGCCTGCTGGAGCGGTACTTCGCGCCGATGGGGATCGGCGTGGACCGCGGCGGGAACGGCCTGGCGGTTGTGCAGGAGCTGACCACCCTCGACAAGTTCCGACATTTGAACCTCGAGGCCAAGCTCCACGGCTACGACTTCGGCGGCATGGTCACCATTGCCGAGAAGGAGGGGCTGCCGCTGAAGAAGCGGGCGAAGGAGTACATGACGAGCCTCATCAACCGCGCCCTTCAGCGCGGCGAGCTGCGGCTGCCCAAGAACGACCTCGAGCTCGTGGACGAGTTCACGACGCACACCTACACGCTCGTCAACGGCAACATCATCTACTCCAAGGGCAACGACCACATCGTGGACGCGATCCGGTGCGCGATGCTCGTGCGGGACCAGAGGCGCCTCGACCAGTTCGAGGAGATCGTCCCGACGGTCACCCCTGTGTTGACGGACCCGATCTTCTGGTGAACCGAGGAAAGGAGAGCCTGCAATGGCAGAGAACGAGGTCAAGGTCGTGTCCCGCTGGACGAGCCGGCGATTCCTGCTGGCTGTGGCGGGGATGGTGGTGTCGGTCCTCGTCACGGTGGGCGTGGTCGCCCCGGCGGGGACGGATGCGGCTGTGCAGGTGATCGTGGGCGCGGCGACCCTGGTGCTGAACGTCATCGGCTACCAGGTCACCGAGGCCGCGGTGGACCGGGCGCGGGCTGCGAACGGCAACGGCGAACCGCCCGCGACCGAGTAGCGAGGGACAGCGGCGATGCAGGTCATCGGCCAGGACAACGACGGCAAGCTCTCGGTGGTCGCGGTGACGCCGGACCAACTGGCGGCGGCCGCGGCGCTCGACGCCGGCGTCTTCCGCAAGCTCAACGTGGAAGAGGCGGTGCCGGAGACGTGGGAGGAGCGCGCCAAGCTGGCCTGGGAGTACTACACCGAGGAACCCATCGTCAAGAACGCCGTCAACGCCTGGCGCACCTTTGCCATCGGCGACGAGGTCGGCTTCAACTGCGAAGACGATGGCGTCGAGGCGGAGGTCCGCGAACTCGCCGACCGCGTGGGGCTGGACGCCTTCGTCCGCGACATGGTCCTCCAGCTCCTCGTGAAGGGCGACTGCGTCGGCTACAAGACGTACACGGACAAGGGCGACGACATCGCCGCCGTCCAGTGCATCAATCCCGTGTCGGTCAAGCTCAAGTACGTCCAGGGCGAGCTGACCGAGGTCAAGCAGTTCCCCGAGGATTCTCTGGGCATCGGCGAGGGGGTTGACCTGCCCCTGGAACAACTCATCCATCTGAAGTGGGACGCGCCGAGCTTCTCGCCGCGCGGCAACTCGATGGTACTCCCCGCGTTCCACGCCATCGCCCTCCTGCGCGACTACCGGCAGAGCGAATCCGCCATCGCCAAGCGCTGGACGACGCCCCTGCGTTTCGTACAGGTGGGCGGGCAGTTCGGCTCGAAGCTCGTCATGCCCGACCAGGGGATGCTCGATAAGGTCCGCGACATGCTCAACAAGATGGACCTGAAGTCGGGCGTCGTCGTCCCCTTCTACTGCGACGTGAAGACCTACGGCACTGAGGGCGAGGTGCTCAAGACCGAGGACAAGGTCAAGGAGATCAAGGAGGACATCATCGTCGCCCTCGGCCTCGCACGCAGCATCGTCACGGGAGACGGCCCGAACTTCGCCACGGCCTCCGTCTCGATGCAGAAGATGATCATCATGCTCGGGGAGATCAAGGGGGCGGCCCGGCGGATTCTGCGCTGGGTGCTCGGCGACTGGCAGGAGATGAAAAGCCACGGGGAGAAGACCATCGAGGTCCTGTTCAACGACCTCGACCTCAGCGACGACGCCGACTACCGCAAGCTGCTCGTCGAGCTGTACGACCGCCGGTTGATCTCCCGCAAGAGCCTCCAGGTGCGGATGGCGCTGGACCCCGAGGTCGAGGCGACGCAGACCGAGGCCGAGCGGAAGGAAGTCGATCTCACTGACGAGAAGGTGGTCAAGCCCATCGTGGACCTGGTGATGGCGGGGGTCATCACGCCTGAGTACGCCCGCGAGGTGTTGGGCATCCCGCAGGAGAGGAACAAACCGGCGCCGGACAGCATCGCCGCGCGGCTCGGGGCGCAAGGCGATGTGCCGGACGGCATCTGCGACCAGTGCGAATACTTCGACGCCGAAGAGAACTGGTGCGCCATCCGCGAGACGGAGACGCGGTTCGACAACAACGCCTGCCGCTACTTCGAGGCCACAGAGGAGACCGTGACCACGCCAGCGGCAGATGCCACGGGCCAGCCTCGGGCGGCTGAGGAGTGTGCGCCATGTCGGTAGCGGTCGCACCGACAACGCCGGGCCTCACGTTCGGGGAGTGTTCCCCCCTCGCCGCCCAGGCTGCGCCCAAGCCCCAGAGCGAACGCATCCGCGAGTGGGCCGCGCTGGCCTATAAGAACCGCAACGCCTACGGGGAAAAGACCGCGGCCCGCGTGACCGACGTTCTCGCCCGCGCCGAGAAGGATGTGAAGGCGGCGCTCCTGAAGTATACCACCCTCGGCGACTTGCCCGAGGGCAAGCTGGCGAACGAGAGGAGCCTGCGGCTACTCCAGGGAGAGATCCGGGCCATCGTCGCCCAGGTGCGGAACGAGCATCGGCTCATTCTGGGGCGCGCCGGCGCGGAGAGCTTCAAGCGGGGCCTCGCCCACGGGATCGAGGAGTTCGCCGAGGCGCAGCTCCCGTTCTACCGCGACCTGGACGCCGGCGGCATCGATAAGATGGCAACCAACGTCTTCACCGTCGTCGACACGTCGGCCCTGGACTTCATGACTCGCTTCAACATCCAGCTTGCCGGCGACGTCTCCCGCGACCTGGCCAGCGGGCTCAACCAGGCCGTCCAGGTCGGCATCGCCACGGGCATGTCGGTGCGCGACATCGTGAAGGAGATGGGCACCGTCGTCACGGACAAGGAAGCCTTCCGGCACGCGGGGAAGAGGGTCTTTGGCAAGGCGCAGACGCGGATGGAGCTGATCGCGCGCACCGAGACGATGCGCGCCCACAGCCAGGGGCAGAGGAAGTTCTACAGCACCGTGGGGATCAGCAAGCTCGAATGGCTCACCGCCGGTGACGAGAGGATGTGCCCGGAGTGCGAGGCGCTCGACGGCAAGACGTTCCCCGTGGACCGGTTCCCGCCCCAGCCGAAGCATGCCCGTTGCCGCTGCGGGCACGTCGCGGTGGTCGACCTGCCCATCTGCGGCGCCGGCGCGCTGGCCGCCCGTGCGGAGGCCGTGAAGCCGACCTGCATCCTGTCGCCCGACGACGTAGCGGCGCAAGCCCAGGAGGTCAAGGCCGACGTCGCGGCGGTCAACGAGGCCCTGAAGACCGGCCAGTTCAACTCCCTGACGGTGAAGCAACTTCAGACCGCCGCCAAGAAGCAGGGCATCTCAATCGCCCGGACGAAGGCCGACTTCATCAAGCTGCTGGACGGGATCGAGCCGGGCGTGGACCACTCCGGCCTCTCGGGGCTGGCCCTGAAGTCGAAGGTGATGTACCTCAAGGTCGGCGCCCTGCGCTCGAAGCAGGAGCTGATCGACCTCCTGAAGGCCCAGTACGGCGCCGCCGCGCAGCAGGCTGTCGTCGAGAGCGTCGTCCCGCCGGCCCAGGGCTACGGCCAGTTCACGGTCAAGCAGCTCCAGGAGATGGCGAAGGGCAAGGGCGTCTCGCTGAACATGACCAAGCAGGATGTGATCGACCTGCTGGACAAGGTCGAGCCGGGCGTGGACCACTCCGCTCTCTCCGGCCCGTCCCTCGCCGCGGCGAAGGACAAGCACGGCATCGGCGTCCTGAAGAACAAGCAGCAGTTGATCGACGCCCTGAACAAGCAGGCGGGGGAGCAGGCTGCCGAAAAGGCCAAGACCGAACTCAGCCAAGCCGAGCACGCGGCCAAAGTGAGTCAGGCCGCGAAGGACCTTGTGGCGAAGACGAACGCCGTCCAGGTGCCCGACGACCCCGCCAGCTACCAGAGCTTCTTGAGCGCCGTCAAGGCCGCCGAGGACCAGATCGGGGCATCGTCCATCCTGCCGAAGGAATCGGTCGAGACGTTCGCCAAGGAAGTGGCGGTCAAGAAGCAGGTCTTCCAGCAGAAGATCAACGGCATGTCGGTGGGGGAAGTGAAGAAGCTCGCCCAGCAGGTGAAGATCAAGCACTACCAGTGGGCGAGCAAGGGCGAACTAACCGCCATCCTCACCGAGACCGACACGGCGAAGGTCCAGGCGGCGGCGGACAGCATCGAGGCCAAGTGGTCGAAGTCGACGGGGAAGCCGATCAAGGCGAAGGCGCCGGTTCCCGCTCCCGTGCCCGCTGCGCCTCCGCCGCCTACGCCGGCGCCGGCACAGCCTGCGGTGTTCGCCAAGAAAGGCTCTGAGTTCGACGCGGCGGATGCTGCCTGGCAGGAGAAGGGCCAGCCCAAGAACTTCAAGCTCGTGGGCAAGGCGGACATCGAGGGCGCCCACACCAAGTACTTCTACACCGACGAGAAGGGCGAGAAGTGGCTCTTCAAGCCGGCGGCGGAGGAGTTCCGTGCCTACGGGGACGAGGTCGCCTATCGGGTCGGCCGGCTCATAGACCCCGAAGCCATCGAGGTGCGCGTCATCACACTGGACGGCAGGGTCGGCTCCATCCAGAAGTGGAAGACCGGCCTCGCGTCCAAAGCGGACTTCGCGGGCATTGAGCCGGCCGACCTCTCGCCGCGGGACGTCCAGCAGCTTCAGCGCGAGCACGTCGTCGACTGGCTCCTCTCGAACCACGACGGGCACGGGAAGCAGTTCCTGCGAACGAAGGACGGCCACGTCTACGGCATTGACAAGGGCCAGCTCTTCAAGTTCCTGGGCGACGACAAGCTCTCCATCGACTACCACCCCAACGGCCGGTTCGGCGAGTCGGAGCCGTACTACAACACGGTGTTCCGCGCCGCGAAGGAGGGGAAGGTCAAGTTCGATCCCGCCGTCACCCTTCGCACCATCCGCGAGGCCGAGAAGATCTCCGACGAGGAGTACCGCGCGATCCTGGCGCCCTACGCCGAGCGGCGCTTCAGCGGCAAGACGCAGAGGGAGGCCTTCTACGAGGCGGCCTTGGAGCGGAAGCGGAACATCCGCCGCGACTTCGAGGGTTTTTACCGCGGCATCCTGGGGGAGAAGGACTTCCAGCTCGAGCCGACTGCTGCTATGCCGGCTAAGGGTGCCCGGCTAGGCAAGGCGGAGGTCGCCATCCTTGATGAGGCCAAGCGGGCCGGCTGGCAGGGCAAAGTCATCCCCCTGGATGTGGAAGATGTGGAGGACCAGAACGCCCTGGTCTTCGTCGAGACGGCCGGCGGGAAGCCGCGGACCGTGGTCAAGATGAAGATCCGCCCCGAGGCGGAGGCCAAGGTGCTCAAGAACCTCGCCCTGACCTCGGGCGAGAAGCTCACCGCGGCGATCGGCGAGGTGCTCCCCGAGGACAGCTTCCACGAGACCATCCTCGGCGGCGTCAAGACGGTCAACAGCCATGTGGCGAAGGGCGACCACGAGTACAACCAGGAGAAGCTGGAGAGCGTCCGCAAGCTCATCCCCAAGCTCAAGGACCTCGAGAAGTCGCCCGACCGCGACGTGGCCGCGATGGCGAAGCAGTACCGCGCCGACTGCGAGAAGGTGCTCGACTGCGCCGCGGGCAACAAGAAGTACGCCGGCCAATTCGCCCAGTACCGCAAGCAGTTCGCGAGCGAGCCGGACCGCAAGAAGCCGGCCGAGGACATCACTGCTCGCAAGACGAAGGTCACCGTGCCGCTCCGCGAGCTGAAGGACGGCCAGATCCGCGTGGTGCGGGAGGCTGTACCTACGGGCGAGATCTTCGACCGCCCGAGCCTGAAGGCCGGCGTCCAGTACGAGATCGACCTCGGCGACGGGATCACCGCCTCCTACAGGCCGTGGGTCAGCCAGAACTACTACGCCCAGCAGGGGGAGTTCGAGCTGCGGTTCGCGGGCAATCCCGACCCCAAGCGCTTCGAGCAGGTGATGGAGCGCCTGGAGCGGGTGGGCATCAACGCGACCATTGCCACGCCCCAGGACGCGGAGCTGCTCTACCTCCAGAAGCAGGCCTACGTCCTGAAGATCGACACCTCCCCCGAGTACGCGAAGATGCAGCGGGAGCTCGACGCGAGGAGCGCCAGCAAAGAGGAGCGGATCGCGCAGATACGCGGCTTCTGGGAGAAGCGCCTGGGCGTCCCCGACATCACCAAGCTCCCTGCCTACGACCCCCTCGGCGAGCACCAGGGCCAGTGGGACGACCCCAAGAAGCAAGCGGGCTGGCGCTGCCAGATGCGGTTCGACATCTCCGACGAGGACCTCGAGCGCGAGATGCCCGGCCACGCGGTCTACCACCGCCTGACCGACGACACCAGCCTGCCGAAGTTCATCGACGAGCTTCTCGACACCAACGGGACGATGGTCTCGACGGTCGAGAAGATGCGGGCCGGGATCAAGCCGGGCGGCATGTCGCCGGTCGAGGACATGAACACCGGCGGCGCGGGCTACTTCTTCACCCGCATACGAAAACTCCCCGGCCAGCGCGGCGGGGCCGACGACCCCGGCCTCTACTTCAACAAGCGGCTCCTGCGGCGGATGGACGCCATCACCTACAGCAGCGACAAGTACGGCCGGGTGACTGGTGACACGGTCCGCGACAACCGCAGGAGCAGCATCGAGGATTGGAAGCGCCTGGCGTCGCACCAGGGGAGCGACGAGACGATCTTCAAGCATTCGGTCACCCTCCTCGACAACATCGAGGTCGTGGCGGTCCGGAATGCCGCGCAGCGGACCCAGGTGATCGAGGCCTTCAAGAAACACGGGATCACGCGGCTGCCGGACGGCCGCAAGGTCGAGGACATCGTGGTGGTGCCATGAGCATGAAAGAAGCCATCCAGGCGGAGAAGGCCAGGCTCCAGGCGGCGCTCGACGCCGTCACGGCGCCCGGCGCGACGATGAGCATCTTCTTCCCCGACGGCGGGTCACACCGGTTCGAGGTGGACAGCATTCTGGTGTTGCGCGCCATGCCCCAGGTGGACGCCGCGGGCAACGTGGCCCTCTGGCGCTACGACCTGATGTTCAAGGAGGTCGGCTACGACCAGGGGATGCAGTTCGTCCACCTGATCAGCGAGGCCACAGCGGGCCAGCCGCATGGCCAGAGCATGATGCTCGAGGACGAGCACGGCAACAGCTACGTGGCCAACGCCATCGAGCCGGACATCGACCCCGCGGAGAAGAAGCTCTTCGCCGACTGGCGGGGCTGCAAGTCCGCCCACGCGATGATGTTCGAGCGGATTGACCGCCAGTTCCTCGAGGAGTACACGCGCATGGCAGAGGCAGGTGTCGAATGAAGTTCCTCTACATGATCGAGTATAGGCCTTCCATCGATGCCTACGTCCCCATCGGCGTGTGGTGCGTGGGGGAAGGCCCCGGCCTCGACGTCGAGATCCGAATGCTGCCCGACTACCCCGAGGAGCAGGAGGAGGCCGACTGGGTCATCAACCACCTGGTCGAGGCGGGGGCCGAGCACGTGGGCCGCGAGTTCCTCGAGTACCACCAGGCCACAATATCCCCGTACCGCGGCATGCGGTCGAAGGTGTTTGAGACGGACCAGTACCCCAACCGCGAAGCTCTATTCGCCGACCTGTTCAAGCAGATTCAGCAGGGGAGGATTCGATGAAAGCAACGGCCATGATCTCCATCTGTATCACGGTCAAGAACCGGTCCCGGCTGGTGCTCGGCGGGCGCGAGCTGCGGCTCCTGCCCAGTTGCCTCAAAGCTATCGTCGGGTGCGTCAAGCCCGAGGACAACGTCGAGCTTGTCATCTCCGACTGGCGATCGGACGACTGGCCCCTCGCGGAGTGGGCGGCGGAGGCGGCGGGGCCGCTCCCCCTGAAGCTCGTGCCCATCGACGGCTACTTCTCGCGAGGCCGGGGGCTGAACGTCGCCTTCGACCATGCCCAGGGCGATGTCCTCCTCTTCCTCGACACTGACATCCTCATCTGCCGCGAGGTGATCGATGTCGGCCTCCAGTGCGTGGCGGCGGGCAAGGCCTTCTATCCCGTCTACTACCAGTTCACCAATCCCGACCACACCAATGGGAAGTGGTTCCCGTCGAGCTATGGCAACGTCATGGTCACGCGGGAGCATTTCCTCAAGGCTGGGCGGTGGCCCGAACTCAAGACCTGGGGCCGCGAGGACAACCAGCTTCATGGCGCCCTACGGAAGATCGTCCCGATCGTCCGCCAGGTCATGCCGCGCATGGTCCACCAGTGGCATCCCGACAGCTTCGCCTGGAAGAACCGCTACGCCGATCCCCAGTACGGCGAGACCAGGGGGGCGAGGTAGGAACGCGATGGAACGGGTCCCGAACGTCATCCACTTCTGCTACGGCTTCCGCCCGGATGCCCCGTTCGGTCTGCTGGAGTACCTTGCCGTGCGGTCGGCCCGCGACCTGAACGCGCCCGACGCCGTCTACCTCCACTGCGGCCACGAGCCGTCTGGCCCCTGGTGGGAGCGTGCGAAACCGATGGTGAATGTGGTGCGCACCGAGCCGCCGACCGAGGCCTTCGGGCGACCGCTCTGCCATCACGCCCACCAGACGGACTTCATGCGGCTGGAGATTCTCATTCGCTACGGCGGCATCTACCTCGACGTCGACACGCTGTGTCTGCGGCCGTTCGGTGACCTCCGGCGGCACGAGTGCGTCATGGCGCGCCAGGGGAACCGCGGCCTGTGCAATGCCGTGATCCTCGCCATGCCGATGTCTCGCTTCCTCTTCGAGTGGCGGGAGTGCTTCCGCTGGTTCCGCTCGCGCGGGCGCGATGCGAACTGGGACGAGCACGCCGTCCGAATCCCTGGCCAACTGGCGAAGGAGTCTGGGCTGCGGGACCACATCCACGTCCTGCCCGAGCGCGCGTTCTTCTACCCGCTCTGGACCCAGATGGGGGCGCTCTTCGAGAGCGGAGACCGAGGCCTGTTCGACGGGTCCTACTGTGTCCACCTGTGGTCCACGCTCACCCGCGACCGCTGGCTCCGCCGTGTGACCCCAGAATACGTAGCCGCCTCGGACAGCAACTTCGCCTTCTTCGCCCGCCGGCACCTGGAGGGTCAAGCATGAGATACGACCTGGGCGGCATCGGCAAGGGCAGAGAGGGCTGTCTCACGGTGAACCTGGTCGAGCCGTGCGACATCGTGCACGACATCACCGACCTCGACGGGTTCATCCCCGGCGACGGCGGGGTGGAGGAGTTCCGGCTCGTCCACACCCTCGAGCACGTCCACCCGACGAAGTACCGCCAGTTCCTGCTCGACCTGAGGCGGAAGCTGCGGTGGGGCGGCGAGGTCCGCGTGGTGCAATCGGACGTCGGGGCGGTCCTTCGCCAGTGGCTTCGCGGCGAGCTTCCCTGGCGCGCCATGAGGACCGTGCTGTTCACGCCAGAGCACGTCCTTCGGGAGGAGCCGCTCCGCGTCCACTACAACATGTGGACGCAGGAGGAGCTGGCCCGCGACTTCGAGGCCTGCGGGTTCCGGGTGACGGCGTTTGACGCGGGGTCCTGGCGCTACGACCACCTGGACCCCTTCTTCCCTGAGGAAACCCTCCGCTGCCACGGGACCCCCATCCTGAACCTGGGCGTCCTGGCAACGAAAGAGTGAGCGATGGAACTGTTCGCCACGGACATGCAGAAGCTCGACTTTCTCCTGGAGACCGACGCCGAACTCCGGCTGCTCGGGCTCGAGGCGGAGGCGGCAGCCGCGGAGCGCGAGGAGGAGGAGCGCCCGAAGTACGTCGCCACATACATCGGCTCGAAGCAGAAGCTGATCGACTGGATTTGGCAGAGCACGCCCGATGGTGTCAAGAGCGTGCTCGACGCCTTCAGCGGCTCGGCGGTCGTGGCGTACATGTACAAGACCAAGGGCCTCCGAGTCGTCGCCAACGACAGGCTCCGCTACGCGTACCATACGGCCCGCGCCATCATCGAGAACCGGTCGGTCACCCTGGGCGACGCCGAGATCGAGGCCCTCGTGGCCGACAACCCCAAGGCCGGCGACTTCGTCCAGAAGACGTTCAAGGGCATCTACTTCAGCGAGGGCATCCACAAGGTCATCGACACGATCCGGGCGAACACCGACGCGCTGAGCGGGTTCAAGAAGGACATCGCCCTCTTCGCCCTGGGGAAGACCTGCATCACGGGGAGCTTCGGCCACTTCTCGTCAACCACCGAGGCGGCCAAGCGGAAGTACACCCCAGAGCAGTTCAAGGCCCGGTTCGCCGAGACGGCCCGCCGGATCAACGCCCTCGTCTTCGACAATGGCCAGGACTGCAAGGCCATGCAGAAGGACATCCTCGACGCCGTGGCCGAGGCGCATGTGGACATGGCCTACTTCGACCCGCCCTACGCCACGCACTTCTCGACCACGAACTACGAGAAGAACTACCACTTCATCGAAGGGTTGATGACGTACTGGGACGGCCTGGAGATCGAGACGGGCAACAAGATCCGCAATTATAAGACGGACCACGAGACGGTCACCAAGGCCAACGCCGCCCAGTTCTTCGACGGCTTCTTCGCCAAGGCCCACCACATCCCCCACTGGATCATCTCCTACCGCGACCAGGCGTATCCGTCGGAGGCGGAGATGAAGAAGCTCATCGCGGCCCACGGGCGCGCGTCGCGCATGCGGTCGAAGGACCACGAGTACATGATCACCAACGTCCACGGCGCCGCTTCCCATGCCAAGGAACACCTATTCATCTGCCGGCGCGAGGCCGTGCAGAGGGCAGCCGCGGACCTCGGGGGCGAGGCCCTCTATGCCGAGGCCATGCACGCCGAGGCGATCTGGGAGGAGACGGCCAACGAGATCCGCTACCGCGTGCGCCCGCCCGAGCACTTCCGCCCCGACACCTTCCATCGCAAGAAGCTCAAGGGGGTCGACGGAGTCTCCATCATCATGGCAAAGCTGAAGGAGGAGCATGTCCCGGGGGACGGCGACCCCGAGTCCATGGTGGTCCAGGCCTTCCGCTTCGTCCGAAAGACCGACGAGAACCCCGATGGGTGGACGATGGAACGCGCGAAGAACTGGGTCGCCGAACACGAGAAGGAGATCAAGGCCGACGACGAGGCGCTCTTCGCCGCGGCAGCCGATGACGAGGAGGGGGCGCTGGCTGCCGTGGCCGGCGAGGAGGCCGAGGGCCTGGCAGCGGACGCCGAGGGCGAGGAGGAGGAAGCCCTATCCCTGTGCGGCGACTTCGACCTCGACGTCCTCGAGACCATCGCGGCGCAGGAGAATGTGCCCCGCGTCACCGGCTTCATGGGGTCGAAGCACTTCATCATGGGCTGGATTGACAAGCAGGTGCCTAAGGACGCCAAGAGCCTGTTCGACGCCTACGCCGGCGGGTGCAACGTCGCCTACTACTACAAACGCAAGGGCATGAAGGTCTACGCCAACGACCTCCTGAGCTTCCCCTACCACCTCGCCCGGGCCGTCATCGAGAACTCCAAGGAGACCCTGTCGGCCGAAGAGGTCGAGGCCCTCTTCGAGCAGAATCCGGACGCCGGCACGTTCACGGTCGACCACTTCAGCGGCTACTACTACACCAAGCCGATCCTCGCCTGGCTCGATAACACCTGGGCGAACATCCAGAAGCTGTCGGGCTACAAGAAGGACATCGCCCTGGCTGCCCTGGGCAACACCTGCAAGGCGAAGGCTCGGTTCGGGCAGTTCTCCCGGTCGAAGAAGGGCATGCGGGGCCGCCTCAGCGACGACCACGAGCGGGCCCAGCACAGCCAGCTTGGGAACATGCCGCTCTCCGAGTTCACCGAGACCTTCCGCCGCTACGTCAAGCAGATCAACGGGCTGGTGTTCGACAACGGGCAGGAGTGCCTGGCCTTCAACGCCGACGCGCGGGAGGTCATCCCCAAGGTCAAGGCCGACGTCCTCTATTGCGACCCGCCCTATGTGACCGAGTTCGGCACCAACGACTACGAGTCCGACCTCCACTTCCTCGAAGGCCTGATGACAATGTGGAAGGGGAAGACGCTCAGCGACGACACCCGCCGGAGCTTCCCGTCCCGCACGCGCTACACCAAGGCGGCGATGAAGGAGATGTTCGAGGGCTTCATCGGGGCGGGGAGGAAGAACTACGGCACGATCCTGATCAGCTACCGCGACCACGCTTTCCCCACCCAGGACGAGATCAAGGGCATGCTCGCCCAGGGCTGGGAGAAGGTCAAGGTCAACTCCATCGACGTCGAGTATGGGATCGTGCCCTACGAGGCGAAGCGCGGGGGGAAGTTCGCCAAGGAGCTGCTCTTCGTGGCCTCGAGCCCGAAGGCGATGGCCGCCGCGGCGAGCGACGGGACGGTGATTGAGCCGAACCACACGTCGTTCCCCATTGAGCTGGCCTTCGCTGAGGAGGAGACGCCGTCGGCGCAGGCGATCAACCTGGGCGAGGCGCCGGCCGGCGACCGCGAGTTCAGCTTCGTCCTGTGCCACGTGGGCACGAACAAGAACGGCGACCTGTTCAGGCGGGAAGAACTCCAGGCGCGGCACCAGACGGCGGTCAACAAGAAGATCGACCTCAAGCACAGCCAGGACTTCCGCGACATCGTCGGCGGGGTCGTGGCCAGCGAGTTCGTGGACGACGACGCCGGCGGCCACGTCGAGTGCGTGGGCGAGTTGTACGTGGCGGACAACGAGAACGCCCGCCTCGCCTACAAGCTGATGAAGAAGGGAATCATCAAGCAGGTCTCGATGGAGTGCGACTACGAGGAGGGCGAGTGCTCGGTCTGCGGCAAACGCGTGAAGTCGAAGGCCGACTACTGCCTTCACCTCAAGAAGTTCAAGGGCGCGGAGTTCAAGGGCAAGCCCGTCTGCGAGATTCTGCACGGGATCACGTTCACCGGCCTGGGCCTTCTGGACAGGAAAGGAGCCGACGAGAAGGCCCGGATCACCCAGGTCGCCGACGCGGTCGGCGCGGGAGCGGATGCCTCATCCACCCAGAAAGGAGGAACCGAGGCAATGGACAAGGACAAAGAGAAGGACAAGGACGAGGGGGCCGAGCGCGAGGCGGCCAAGAAGCCGAAGGCCCCCGACGAGGGGGGCGGAGCCGAGCCGTCCAACAAGGACGCGCGGATCAGGGAGCTCGAGGGCGAGAACCAGAAGCTCAAGGCCCAGCTCGTCGAGCTCCAGAAGGAGCTTGAGAAGCTCCAGGCCAAGGAGAAGGCCGCGGCGAACCGCGCGCGGGCCGAGAAGCTGATGAAGAAGCTGGA